TTAGCATTACTATAACAAATCCAGGTTCAGGATACACATCAACAAACCCACCAGAGGTTGTATTTGATGCACCATTATCATATTCAAATTTAAACTTGAGCGTAGATTCTGGAATTGGAACAGAAGCTACTATTGACATTGTAGTTGGTCAAGGATCTAGTGTTATCGATTTTAATATCAAAAACTTTGGATATTCCTATGATATTGGAGATGTTTTAACTGTAGAGAGTGGTGGAAGCACTGGTATACCTACAGATAGTTCACTACCATTCCAACCATTCCAATTAACGGTTGAGAGAGTTTTTGTTGATGATTTTAGTGGATGGTCTTTGGGTGAACTTGAGCCATTAGATCCATTAGATGATCTGTTCAATGGTGATAGAGTAACTTTCCCAATACAAAGAGATGGCAATAGATTTGCTATTATCAAAAGAAAAGGTAAAAATATAGATTTGAAAGCAGTATTATTGATATTCATTAATGATATTCTTCAAGAACCAGATGTTGCCTATAGATTTGATGGTGGAAGTACAATAACTTTTACAGAGGCTCCTAAAGAGGGCGATAAAGGAAGGATATTATTCTATAAAGGAACCCCTGGAATAGATGTGGTAGATGTGGATTTACTAGAAACAATACAGATTGGTGATAAAGTTAAATTGGTTGGAGATAAGACCAATCTTGTACAAGAACAAAGATTGGTTACTGATATTATTTTGCCAGACGTTTTGGAAACAAATCCATATATTTCTGATGGAATTGTTAGTGATAATTCCTTTAGAAGGTCAATTAATTGGTATAGGCAAAGAAATGATTTAGTAGTTAATAAAGTTGAAGCAAATAAATCAAGGGTAGTTTATGAACCATATATAAATCCAGAATGTAGAATCATTGAATCTGTAGGAATTGGAACAACTCAAATATACGTAGATTCTGTTAAGACTATTTTTGATCCAGAGAATGAGGATCTGCAGTCAGATTCCCCAATAGTAAGAACTGTTCAAATCATAGATGATAATCCATTAGTTTCAGCAGCTGCTACTGCTATTGTTTCTATTGCAGGAACAATTCAGTCTGTGGTTGTATCTCACGGTGGAGTTGGATATAGTACAAGTTCTTTAAAACCAGAAATTTCCGCATCTATACAATATCCAATAGGAGTTGGAAAAACAGGAGTAGCTAAGTTGAAGACCAATCTAGTTTCTGGATCTATAGATTCTATAGATGTAGTTTCTCCCGGATTTGGTTATAGTCAATCAAATCCACCAAAAATCTTAATCGAAGAGAGAAGTACAAAGTCAACATTAGTTAGTAATGTTTCCTATAGAGGAGACTTTGGAATAATAACGGGAATAGGAACTACAAATGTAGGAGTTTCTACAGGACTCGTTTTTGATTTACTAATTCCAACATATTCATATCTTAGAAATTTCAACGTAAATGCACCAATAACTACGGTGAGTGGAATTGGATCGGGATACTTCTTTAAGGTTTCAAACTCTAATGTAGGTTTTGGACTTACAAGTTTCAGGCAAGATGGATCAATAATTGGTATTGGTACTAATTATATTGACAATATATATCAAGCAATTTCAGTTTCTTTTGCTACTACGTCAGTATTTGGCGAAAGTGATCCCAAAAATATTGCGAGAGTAACGGTTAGTGTTTCTGATACATCCAATTTAAATTCATTACTTGGTTCTGAAACATATTTTGGTGATTATAGTTGGGGAATAATAGAGGTTCCAAATACTATAGACAAGCAATATGATGTTTATCCAGAAAATGGAGTGATTGGATTGAATACAACACCACTTATTAGAAGATTTAACCGACTTAGATTTTCTAGTTATAATAATACATAAATTAGTTAAATAAATATAGAAAAAAGATATAAATCAATGTCTGCTATTATAACAGATCAATTCAGAATTTTGAGTGCTGATAATTTTGTTTCCTCGATAGGATCCACTACAAATTCATATTATGCATTCGTTGGATTGACAAATTCAACAGATTACAAGTCAGATTGGGAAGATCTTCCAAGGTCTCCAGTAGATTCTTTTGATAACTTTAATGATGTGTGGGATACAATTATTGCACTTAAAAAAATTAGTGCCGGTGATGTGAGAAAGGTCATCAGAAAAAATACTTGGGAAAGTGGAACTATTTACGATACATATAGGCAAGATATAAGTAGATTGAGAAGATCAAATCCAAGTGATAGGACCAGTTTATATGAATCAAATTATTATGTAATTAATAGTGACTTTAGAGTTTATATGTGTCTTTCTAATGGATTTGATCCAGATAACACGGATGGAAAACCTTCTCTGGACGAACCACGTTTTACAGATTTAGAACCAAGAGCTGCTGGTGTTAGTGGTGATGGATATATTTGGAAATATATGTATACAATCAAACCAAATGAGATTGTAAAATTTGATTCTATAGATTATATTGTAACACCAATAGATTGGGAAAATGATGCTGATAATGCTGCAGTTAGAGAAAATGCAGACCCCGAAATTAGTGGTCAAATAAAAGTTGCTTTTATAACAAATAGGGGAAGTAACCTCGGAGCAGCAAAAGTATATGAAAATGTAAAAATTATTGGAGACGGTTCTGGTGCTTCAGCAACTATAGTTGTTGGAACAGATGGTACAGTTGAAAGTATAGACGTTATTGAAGGTGGAACTGGATATACATTTGGTAGAGTCGATATAGAGTCTGCTGGAATAAATGGAGATGTAAATCCAACTTTTGATGTAATTATTCCACCATTAAAAGGTCATGGATTTGATGTATATAAAGACCTTGGTGCAAAGAATGTTTTAGTTTATACTAGAATTGAAAACGATAATTTAAATCCAGATTTTGTAGTTGGAAATAAAATTGCAAGAGTTGGGATAATAAAAAATCCAGAAAGATCAAACAGTTCAATAGTTTTGAATTCGGATAAAGCAAGTGCATCTTATGCACTTAAATTAACAGGCAACTTAAATGCTGCAACATATGAACCAAATTCAAAAATAATTCAAGAAGTTGGAATTGGCCAAACTGCTGTTGGTAGAGTCATTTCTTTTGATAAAACAACCGGAGTTTTAAAGTATTGGCAAGATAGAAGTATGGTTGGATTTGATACTGGAACTACTACTTTAACATATGAACCAGAGTATGGATATACTCAATATAGATTTTCTTCTGAGGGAGGTTTAATTGTTGGAGAAACTTCAACATTAGGTATCCAGACTACATTTACAGGCGTAAGTACTGCTATAAATAGTAAGACATATAACCTGGGACAATCCTTTACAAAAGGTTTATCCAACCCTGAAGTTAAAAAATATTCTGGAGAAATGATCTATATTGACAATAGACCTTCTATTACTAGATCATTAAACCAAAAAGAAGATATCAAAGTTATTTTGCAATTCTAATTAAGAATTATGCCACAAGAAACGAACCTCAACGTATCCCCTTATTTTGACGACTTTGATAAGGATAAAAATTTTTATAAAGTCTTATTTAAACCAGGATACCCAATTCAAGCTAGGGAACTTACATCTTTGCAATCAATATTGCAAAATCAAATTGAACAGTTTGGATCGAATATATTTAAAGAGGGTGCTAAGGTAATTCCCGGTCAACTAACATATTTCAGCAATTTTTATGCAGTAGAAATTGAAGCAGAATTTTCAGGAATTCCAGTTTCATTATACTTAAATGATTTAGTTGGAAAAGTAATATATGGAAGATCTTCTGGAGTAAGAGCCAAAGTAAAAAAGGTTTTAACTTCAAATCAATCAGAAAGAAATAATATAACCCTATATGTAGATTATCTAGAATCTTCTACACAAAATTTAGAAAGTAGAGAATTTTTTGATGGTGAGGTTATTCTTTCAGAAACAACAATTTCTTTTGGAAATTCCTTTATTTCTGCAAATGAAGGAATTTGTCAGACTTTATCAACGAATGCAACCTCAACAGGATCTGCATTTGGGTTATCAAATGGGGTATATTTCTTAAGAGGAACTTTTGTTCAAGTATCTGATCAGATATTAATTTTAGATCAATATGATAACAAGGCAAGTTATAGAGTTGGACTCTCTATAGATGAGCAAATAATTAGTGCCGATGTTGATGAGTCTCTGAACGATAATTCTCAGGGATTTAATAATTTTTCTGCACCGGGTGCAGACAGATTAAAGATAGAAGCAACTTTGTCCAAAAAGGACATTAATGATTTTGACAATACAAATTTTGTTCAGTTGGCGACAGTTCAAAATGGAGTTTTGAGGGAAATTAATAATAATGGAGATCTAAATTTCTTAGGTGATGAACTTGCAAGAAGAACATTTGATGAATCTGGACACTATTATGTAAAATCATTCAATACTCTCTTGAGAGAAAGTTTGGATGATGGAAATGGAAATGGTGGGATATTTGAAGAAAGTCAATTAACTTATGGTGGATCAAAGCCAGAAGAGTCTTTAGGAATATACAAAATTAGTCCAGGAAAGGCATATGTAAAAGGATATGAGGTTGGTTTTGAAGGGCCAACATTTTTAGATGTACCTAAACCAAGAACGACAAAGACATTAAAGAGTCAAAGTGTCAATTTTGGTTATGCTCCAACATTTAATGTTAATAATTTAACAGGTTCTCCATTAATTGATTTTAATACATCCACTGTTGTAAGTTTAAGGGATTTAAAGGTAGGAACAAGTCCAAATGTTGCTCAAGGTAATGAAATTGGGCAGGCAAGAGTATATGATTTTTATTTGGATGAAGGAAATTATACTGGAAATTTAGCTGACAATAAATGGAATCTTTCACTTTATGACTTGGAGACATATTCAGTATTAACTTTAAAAGAACCAGTAACTTTAACAACTCCAGTTTATGTTAAAGGAAAGTCAACTGGAGCAACTGCGTATCTTAAAACTAGTGTAACAAATTCAAGCACAATAACAATATATCAGATAAATGGAAAGTTTTCCGAAAAAGAAACTATTGAATTTGGAAATGCTGATCAAGATAATAATGAAAGATTTGTAGTTAGTATTAGAAATTACGATACTTCTGATGTAAAATCTGTATTTTCTACTGGTTCTGGAATAACATTTTCTGCAGATGTAGTTCAACTACCAAATCTTGTCCTTGGAAATGCCACCATTACCCCAGCTATTGTAGGAATATCTACTGTTAGAGTTCAGGGTCGTAAAATAAAAAATAAATTAAATGTTGGAAATATTATAAGATGTGGAAGAGCTGGAATTAGCACCTTTACATTTGGTAGGGTTGTTAGTTTTAATGAAGATAAAAATGAATTTGAAATTGAAGCAGTTGAAAATGTTGGGACAGAAGTATTTGGTGAACTTCCAACTCAAGAAGTTTCCGTAATAGATTTATCTAGATGTGGATCTGTTATACCAAATATTCCATCTAGTGGAAATATTGCACCAGATACGACTTTGTTTAGCATTTTGCCAAAGCAAAATATTTCTTCAGTTTCACTAGAAAAGTCTCAAATAACAATAAGGAAGCAATTTACTTCAATATCAATTACTGATGGATCCACTGGAAATATTGATTGTGAAACTAATGAGTTATTCTTACCTTTTGATGAAGAAAGATATACCCTGATAAGAAGCAATGGTCAAATAGAAAGATTATCTGCAGACAAGTTGGAATTTGTTGCTGGAGCAGCAAATAGAAGAATTAAGTTCAATAATCTTTCTGCAGATGATACTGGAGGTATACTTGTCGCTTCTTTAAGAAAAACTTCAATAAAATCAAAGGCGAAGAAAAAGAAAGTTGTAGATAGTATTATAATTGATAAATCATCAAATTCTGCATCAGGAACAGGAAGCGACACTTTAAATGATGGATTGGTTTATGGAAACTATCCATACGGAACTAGAGTTCAAGATAATGAAATTTGCTTAAATTATCCAGAAGTCAGAGTTCTATATGGTCTTTTTGAATCCAATAATTCATCAAACCCAGAAGTTCCTTCTGCAAATCTTGGATCCTTAGATGGGCCAACTGCAACCACAGAAGATGTTATTATTGGTGAGGTTATAGTTGGAGAAACTAGTGGAGCGCAAGCATTATATGTTGAAAAGAAATCTAGCAATAGTGTAGGGTACATTTACCAAAATTCCACAAATTTCATTTCTGGGGAAATAATTGAATTTTCAGAATCTAAGGTAAGAGGTGTAATTAGTAATATCAATCCAGGAAGTAAGAATATTATTGATAATTATGTTTTAGATTATGGTCAAAAATTATCATATTTCGATTACTCGAAACTCATAAAAATTGAGAATGCACCAACACCTTCAAGAAAATTGAAGGCAGTTTTTATGAGATTTTTCTATGATATTTCCGATGATGGAGATATCACTACAGCAAATTCTTATAATTCATTTAATTACAGTTCAGATATTTCTTCAATAGATGGTACTAGACTTACAGATATTATTGATTATAGACCAAGAGTATCTGATTACACTGTAGTTACAAATGTCAAGTCACCTTTAGAATTTGACGGTAGACAATTCAATAATTCTAGACACAGTGCAAAAAATGTAATTTCTCCAGAAGAACCTTTGATTTTGGATTATTCATTCTATCTCCCAAGAATAGATAGAATTTATTTGACAAAAGATAGGTCTTTCGTTGTCAAATTTGGAAATCCTTCAGAAAATCCCGTTTTACCAGAAGATGTTTCTGGTGCAATGAATATTGCAAACATTTATTTGCCCGCATACTTGTTTAATACATCAGATGCTCGGGTCGAATTTGTCTCTCACAAGAGATATCAAATGAGAGATATTTTTAATTTAGAAACTAGAATTAAAAATCTTGAGTATTATACATCTCTTTCCATTTTAGAATCAGCAACTCAGAATCTGTTCATTGACGATGGAACAGGAACTGGAGGAAATAGATTCAAATCAGGATTCTATGTAGATAATTTCTCATCATTACTTGGACAAGATTTATCAAAGGGTGCAAAGAATTCGGTAGATACAAGAAAAGGTGAGTTGAGACCATCACACTACACCACAAACATTAATCTGGAAATAGCTAACACTACAATTCCTGGTATAGGGAATACAACACAATTAAAAGATTCTAAGAGATTCTCTACTATTCTTGGATCAAGTACAAAGAGAGTTGGTGACGTTCTTCTTTTAGACTATTCCGAAAAATCTTGGTTAAAGCAACCTTTTGCAACAAGAACTGAAAATGTTACTCCATTTTTTGTAAAACTTTGGGAAGGTTCCATTCAAATCAATCCATCAGTTGATGTTTGGGTTGATACCAAGAGAATGGAAGCTAAAAATGTTGATCTTGAAGGATCATTCCTTGGTGTTGCAGAGGCATTACGGGCAGAAATTCAAACAACAGAAGATGGAGAAAGACTTGGAGTAAGTCCTGTAATATGGAATTCTTGGGAAACTACTGGAGTAGATCTGGATAGAAGATTTGAAACTAGTTCTTCTACATCAAGTGGTTCTAGCGTTGGTACTAGACAAGGAACTCTTGCAGAATTTAATGAATTGAGAGGTAGAAATAGAACAACGGCAGTTCCAAACTTTAGAGTTGAAGAGGTTACAAGTTGGAGCACAACAGTAACTAGAACAAATACATTTGTTGATATTGACTTAGATCAAAGAAGAAGTGGAGTACAGTATACTTTAAATGAATCAATAGACACAGAATCTTTAGGTGACAGAATTGTCAGAAGGGATGTTGTTAACTTCTTACGCTCAAGAAACCTTGAATTTATTGCAAGAAGATTGAAGCCATTCACTAGAGTCTATCCATTCTTTGATGGTTCTGCAGTTTCAAAGTATTGCTTTAGCAAATTAGTTGAAATTGAAATGGTTTCTGGTTCATTCCAAGTTGGTGAAGATGTTTCAATTATATTGGAAGATAAAGCACCATACAGAGTAAGAGTTGCAAAATCTAACCATAAGTATGGACCATACAATAATCCAACAGATACATTTGATAGAAATCCTTACAATAGAAATGAAACAATTCCCGCAAATTATTCATCATCAAGCACGATATTAAATATTGATACTGAGTCTTTATCTGATTTTGCGACTTCTGCATTAAGAGCAAACATATCTAAGGGTGCAACAATTAGAGGTTTAAGTTCTGGTGCTGAGGCAACAGTTACTGACGTTAAACTTGTAACTGATAGAGTAGGTACGTTAATTGGTTCATTCTTCATTCCTGGTGGAGTAAATGAGCCTAAATTTGAAACTGGAAGAAGTAGATTAAGACTTACCAGTAGTTCAACAAATTCCAGAATTCCTGGAGTAGTCACTACATCTGCAGAGGAAACATTCTATTCTGAAGGTCAAGTTGATACGTATCAACAAACAACACTTTCATTGAGAAATGCTAGAGTTGATATTGATGATACCTTTGAAGAAGACAGAACTCTAAGTGATAGTGAACTTTTAGATTCAAGAACTTCAGTTTCCAGTTCTTCAAGTTCTAGACTGACTGGTGTATATAGAGATCCTCTTGCACAATCGTTTGTGGTTGATGATAATACAGGAGTATATGTTACAAAACTAGACTTGTACTTCAGAACTAAAGATGAGTCTCTTCCTGTAACAGTTCAAATTAGAGAAGTTGAATTGGGAATACCTTCACAGAGAATATTAGCATTCTCTGAGGTAGAACTTTCTCCAGATAAAGTAAATCTTTCTGAAGATGCTTCTGTAGCAACAACATTTACTTTTGAATCTCCAGTTTATCTGGAAGGTCAAAGGGAATATGCAATAATTGTAATTTCAAATTCAAATGAATATAATTTGTGGATTTCTAGATTAGGAGAGTCTGATGTACAAACTTTAGGTTCTGAGAGTGGTCAAGTTCTTGTAACAACCCAAACACTGCTTGGTTCACTTTTCAAATCCCAAAATGCATCAACCTGGACACCAAGTCAATATGAAGATTTAACATTCGATTTATATAGAGCCGACTTTAAATCTGTAGGATTTACGGAATTCTTCAACTCTGATCTTGATGATTCTAAAAATATCATGACCACCAATCCATTGACTATATTGTCCAATAGGGAGAGAATTTCTCTCTCATCCACAATAACAAGCACAGAGATTTCTATTGGACAAACAGTTACACAAAATCTTGCCGGATTATCAACCGCTACTGGTTATCTGGTCGGTTTTGCTGGAAGTGCTTTCTCAACATTAGGAATCATCACTAGTGGAATTGGTTATACTGGTACAAATTTTACATATAATAATGTTGCCTTGAGAAGCATAACTGGAACTGGATTTAATGCAACTGCGGACATTACCATTAACAATGGTGGAGTAGTTGCAAGTGGTGCAACAATAGTAAATGGTGGAAATGGATATGTTATTGGTGATGTTTTAGAACCAATATCTATTGGATCTTCTTCTCTTGGAAGTGGAATGAGATTCAGCGTTTCTCAGGTCAGAGGAAATAATGAATTAGTTATTGATAGCATTCAAGGCAAATTTACAAATAATGAGCCAATTAAATTCATAAATTCTTCAGGTATTACTACCGACTTTACAAATGTTGGAGTTGCACTTTCGATAAGTAACATCTCAACCTTGAGTGATGGTGATCATATTAAAGTATTCCATAGAAATCATGGAATGCATTCATCAAAAAACATTGTTAAAATTTCAAATATTGAATCTGATATTGAGAAGCAAAATTTACAAGCAGTCTATCCATCGGAATCTGGTGTAGAAAATACTATCTTTGTTTCAAATACTAGTGTATTTGCAACTTTTGAAAATTATCCAGTTGGACCAACTAATAAAGGATATATTAAAATAAATGAAGAAATACTAAGTTACACTGGAGTAACAGCCACAACTTTAACTGGTGTGGAAAGAGAGATTGACTTTACAAAAGGATATGGATATAAAATTGGAACAAAAGTAGAAAAATATGAAGTTGGTGGTGTTTCTCTGAGAAGAATAAATACAGATCATGATCTTTCTGAGGTTACAATTGCAAATCCAATAACTATTGACACTTATTATATTAAAGTTGATATGTCAACTAATGGAACTAATAGAAGCTTAAATACTGGATTCGGAAAACTTAAGTTTAATTCTACTAAGAATATTGGAGGAACAAAATCTAATGCATCTTATAATGTTCAATATGAAATGATAATTCCAAACATAACTCAGACTACGCCAACTGGAACAAGTATTTTAACATCTTTAAGATCTGTTACTGGAACAAGTTTAGGTGGAAGTGAAATTTCATTTATAGATAATGGTTTTGAAGATATTAGTAATGCAAAAATGCAGTATTTTAATTCCCCAAGACTTATTGCTTCTAGAGTAAATGAGGAGAATTTTCTCCCAGATCTTCCAGGAAACAAGTCTGCAAACATTGCAGTTAAAATGTTTACCTCAGATAGTAGAATTAGTCCAACTATAGATTTGTCAAACATTTCATTGACTCTTGTGAGCAATAGGATAAACGATCCTATTCAGAATTATGCAGATGACCCTAGAGTCAATACTCTAGAACAAGATCCACATCTTTTTAGATACATTACAAACCCAATTTCTCTTGAGAATCCAGCATCTTCAATAAAAGTTATTCTTGATGCATATATTCCAAATTCAAGTGATATTAGAGTTCTTTATTCTATTGGAGAGGTTAGTGATAAATTTGTTCTTTTCCCAGGATATTTAAATATTGATTCAAATGGAACCATAATAGATCCGTTAAATAGTGATGGAAATCCAGATAAGAAGCCTGTTAAATTAGACCTGAATGTTGGAAATCCAAAAATTTCCAACTACAAAGAATATACATTCTCAACTGATCTTCCAACATCCTTTGATAAATTTAGAATTAAGATAGTTGGATCTTCAGAAAATCAGGCTTATGTACCAACAATAAGGAATCTGAGAGTAATTGCTTTAGCATAATATGTCACTAATACCAGTAGAAGGATTTGAGTCTCTTCACAGAGACTCAAATACAAACGCAATAGTAAATACAAATAAACAAGAATATGAATCTTATTTGAATAGAAAAAATAATAATAAAAATCAAAAACAAAAAATTGATAATATGGAAGATGAATTAAAGAATGTAAAAACTGAATTGGATGAAATAAAGTCTATGTTAAGAGTCCTAATAGATAACCATTCATAAATATTTTCATACTAGAATATAAGATATATGGCGCAACCAGCTTCTAGACAACAATTAATAGATTACTGTAAAAGAAAACTGGGTGCGCCAGTTTTGGAAATAAATGTCGCAGATGAGCAAATTGACGACTTAGTTGATGATGCGATTCAGTTTTTTCAAGAAAGACATTTTGATGGGGTTTCTCAAATATACTTAAAATATAAAATTACTAAAGATGATATCAATAGAGGAAGAGCACCAAACTCTTCTTCTGTGGGAATTGTAACTACTACTGCTACAACTAATATTGTTGGTACTGCTACAACATTTACTTATTCAGAAAATAGTAATTTTTTACAAATTCCACCTTCTGTAATAGGTATTAATAAAATATATCAATTTGATGGTTCCAATAATATTTCAAGTAATATTTTTAGTTTGAAATATCAATTATTCTTAAATGATGTATATTATTGGGGATCTACTGAAATATTATCTTATGCAATGACAAAAACATATCTTGAAGATTTAGATTACTTACTGAATACTCAAAAGCAAATAAGATTCAATCAAAGAATGGATAGATTGTATCTAGACATTGATTGGGGAGAAGTTATTGCGGGAAATTATCTAATAATAGATTGTTATAGAGCATTAAATCCCAACGATTTTACTAGAGTTTGGAATGACTCTTGGTTAAAGCAATATCTAACTTCTTTAATAAAGAGACAGTGGGGTCAGAACCTAATTAAATTTCAAGGAGTTAAACTTCCCGGTGGAATTGAACTGAATGGAAGACAAATGTATGATGATGCTCAAAGAGAAATTGATATGATAATGGAAAAGATGTCAAATACTTATGAATTACCACCATTAGATATGATAGGTTAATAATATGCTTAATCCATTCTTTACACAAGGATCTCAAGGAGAACAATCCTTAGTTCAGGATCTAATAAACGAACAATTAAGGATGTATGGTGTTGACGTATACTATTTGCCTAGAATTTTTGCTACAGAAAAGACGGTTCTTAAAGAAGTGATAGAATCGAAATTTACATCAGCGTATCCAATAGAGGCATATGTCGAAACATATGATGGATATGATGGGCTTGGAACACTTCTTTCCAAGTTTGGAATACAAGATATTGACAATTTGACTATTACAATATCAAGAGAAAGATATGAAAATTACATTCAACCATTAATTGAACAAAAGGATGATATAAAATTAAGTTCTAGGCCAAAGGAAGGTGATTTAATATACTTCCCATTAGGAGATAGAATATTTGAAATAAAATATGTTGAGCATGAAAAACCATTTTATCAACTACAAAAAAATTATGTTTATCAATTAACATGTGAACTCTTTAGATATGAAGATGAAATTATAGATACAGACTTTCATGAAATTGATGATAATATTCAGGATGAGGGATATACACAACTTCTAACTATGGTCTCTGTAGCATCTACAGCAACTGCTACAGCAAGCATTGTAAATGGTGGTGTTAAGACAATAACACTTACAAATAGAGGTAGTGGATATAGAACTGCACCAACAGTTTTACTTTCTAAAGCACCCACAGGTGGATCTAATGCAGAGGCAAAGGCATCTTTATTGTCGGGAATAGTTGATTGTAATGGTGTAGAATCTGATAGAGTTCAGAGTGTAAGTATAATAAATAGTGGTTATGGATATACAGTAGCACCTAAAGTTTCTTTTGAAAGTCTTTATGGTAGTGGTGCAGAAGCGGAAACAACTATTGGTGATGGTGTAATTAGAGTAATAACACTTACCGATGGTGGAGGTGGTTATTCTTCACCACCAAACATTACATTTTCTGGAATATCTTCAGTATCTGCAGCAGCTACAGCAGTCGTATCTGCTGCAGGAACAATTCAATCTATTCATATAACTAATGCAGGACTTGGTTATACTGAAGCTCCAATAATAACAATTAGTAATCCTCAACTAGGAATTTCCACAGGTTCTTATGTATTCAATGAAAAAGTCACTGGATCTCTTAGTGGAACTACGGCAAAAGTTAGAAATTGGAATTCTGTTACTGGTGTATTAGAAGTTGCCAACATTAGCGGACAATTTAAGAAAGGAGATATTTTATTGGGAGAAGAAAGTTCTGCTGGATTGCTATTAGTTAGTGTTAATTTGGATACTACAGATCCCTTTGCAGATAATATTGATATAGAAACTGAGGCAGATGCAATATTAGATTTTACAGAAAAGAACCCATTTGGTTCACCATAAATATATAAATCAAGGACTTTATTGATTAATAAAAATGTTTGAATATTTTTACCACGAAATATTGAGAAAAACTGTTATTGGTTTTGGTACATTATTCAATGACATATCAATAAAACATACAAACTCTTCTGGCGAAGTTGTTAGTGTGGTTGAAGTGCCATTGGCATACGGACCTACTCAGAAGTTTTTAGCTAGACTTGAGCAGTCTCCAAATTTAAATAAGACTGTTCAAATGACTTTGCCAAGAATGTCATTTGAATTTATTGGTTTAAATTACGATCCGACAAGAAAAGTAACTTCAACTCAAACATTTTTAACTTCCTTATCATCTGACAGGTCCGAATCAAGAAAGGCATATATGCCAGTTCCATATAATATGCAATTTGAACTTAGCATTATGACTAAGTTGAATGATGATATGTTGCAAATCGTGGAACAGATTCTACCATATTTTCAACCATCATACAATTTAACAATAAATTTGGTCGATGATATTACAGAAAAAAGAGATGTTCCCATAGTTCTTGATGGAATAACTATGAGTGATGATTATGAAGGAGATTATAGTACAAGAAGAGCATTAATTTATACTTTAAGATTTACTGCCAAGATATACCTTTTTGGTCCAGTATCTTCTGTTACAAACGATATTGTCAAAAAAGTTACTATTGGTTACGTTGCAGGTTCTTCGGACGCAAGATCTCTCAAGACAAGAGAAAGAGATGTGTCATATTCTGTAGAGCCAAGAGCAACCAAGAGTTATACACATACAGTAGTCACGACTCTTGCTGAAGATATTGACAATTTAGTAAAATCATTTACTTTAAATGACGCATCTTCTATTTCTTCTGGAGATTATATTATGATCGGATCTGAAGAAATGAAGGTTTCATCAAAATCTGCAGACACAATTACAGTGGAAAGATCTACTGATGGAAGTACTCTTTCCAACCATGTCTTAGGATCTGATGTTAAATTGATAACAGACGCCGACAACGCCCAAATTGAAATTGGGGACGATTTTGGATTTAGTGGCGGATTTGAATGATTATGACAAAAAAATATGAGAAGTTGAATGAAGAATTTAATACCGAAACCTTTGAGGGAGAAGATACTTCAATAATTCCAGAAGTAGTGGAGACTAGTCAACAAGAGAATAAAAAAACTGACTTAAAAAAAGATTATGAATACACTAGGGCAAATTTATATTCTATTATAGAAAAAGGTCAAGAAGCAATTAATGGCATATTAGAATTAGCACAGGAAACTGAGTTGCCTAGGGCATATGAGGTTGCTGGCCAACTTATAAAGAACGTTTCTGATGCAACAGAAAAATTGATAGATGTGCAGAAAAAATTAAAAGATATTGAGGAGACTAAAGAATCGAAAGGTCCAACAAATGTAACAAATGCACTTTTTGTTGGATCCACTGCAGAGTTGGCAAAATTGATTAAACAACAAGACGAATCCAAAAAAGATAAATAAAAGAAGAATATTATATAAAAATGCCCAACAAGTCTGGTGATAGTTCATTGCACGATTGGTTTACTAAAAGTAAGTCTTCTGATGGTACACCTGGTTGGGTTCAACTTGGTGGCAAGTATGCAGGCAAACCTTGTGCAAAGCAACCAGGTCAAACAACGAAACCAAAATGTGGTTCTTCTAAAATGAAAAGAAATCTTGATGATAAGGAAGAGCAAGAAGCATTTAGACGCAAAAATCGTCAAGATCCAAATCCAGATAGAAGAGGAAAGGCAAAGAACGTGGCTACAGAAGAAAAACAAACTATCAGATATTGTCCAAAGTGTAAGAAGAATGAGACTAGATCTGAATGTGCATTTGGACCAAAATATTGGGATGATTATTCCAAACCTGCAATAGAAGAGGCTGCTGGAGAAAGGGATGCCTGCTATAAAAAGGTAAAGAGTAGATATAAAGTTTGGCCTTCTGCATATGCTTCTGGAGCATTGGTTAAGTGTCGCAAAAAAGGAGCAGCAAATTGGGGAAATAAAACTGAAGAGTATCAGTTTTCAAATTGGAGAGAAGATTTCAAAGCAATGGAATATGAGTTCATTGATTTAATTAAACCAGAACCAATTATTTCTGAAGAGTGCTGCAAAAAATGTGGTAAGGAACCTTGTGAGTGTAAAACAAAGAAATTTTATGGTGGAAGTGGAGCAAAACCAGGTCCAGATAAAAATTATGTAAAACCTATGGGAGATCTTGAGGAGGCGACTAGACTTCCAACAAAAACTGGCAACATAATAGTTGCAATGGTTATTTGGAGAGGTAAGACATACACATTACAAATGTTCTTCCCTTCAGGAAAGAGACCTACAAGAACAGAAGTTCAAGATCAGGTAAGAAAGGTATATCCAGATTCCAGACTTACTTACTTCAATATCAGAGATTATGAGCCTGGTCAACCACTTCTTCAAGTAGAAGAGGCAAAGGTTGATAAAGATAAAATGAAGTGCAACAAACCAAAAGCACAAGCAGTTGGAGATTCTCTCACGGGAAAGTCGCACGTAGTAAAGGCATGTAGTGGAGGTGAGGAAAAGATTATTCGTTTTGGTCAAAGAGGTGTAAAAGGTTCACCTAAAAAAGAAGGAGAATCTGAAGGATATGCGGCTCGTAGAAAAGCATTCAAAGATCGCCATGCAAAGAATATTGCTCAAGGCAAAATGTCTGCAGCATATTGGGCAAACAAAGTAAAATGGTAAACAAGATGAAAAGTTTTAAGCAGTTCTTATCAGAATCAGTAACTATTTCTGGAGACTTTAACGGAAATCTTTACAT